AATTGTGGCGTTAGACTTCGCTGTGAACCCCAACCCACGCCTTCGGTATGTTTAATCATACGATCAAGCAGGTCCTGAAAAGGACGGATCAGCTATTGCGGTAATACCGCAAACCAACTGAAACCGGATAATTAGAGTGTTGCAACTCTTTTACGAGGTATAGGCTAGCTCCCTGTATCAGTTAAGATATCAAGGACAGATTGGTTTACTGTCACAATAAAATACGCTATGAAAAATAACATATTTTTTGCAACTAGTAAAGGTACTTCTGAATGGATTACTTCGAAAGAAGTTAATCGATTTATGAAATATACCATCTGGTTAATGAGAGCTCAAAACTATAGTCAAGATGTTTGCAAGCTTCGAGACAACATTCAAGAGCTTATTAAGGCCAATGGCTTTAATTTTACGTTCCTTTATTTAAAGGAATGTTTGCGTCTTGTTGTTCGTTTCTTAGCTGGTTCTCCTGAAACTGTTTACACAAATGGTGTAAGAGTCCGGGTGAACCGCCATGGGCTACCTGTAATTATACCGTATGGTCTACGTATCCTTTTGGGAACGTCGGCCGATAAGGCATTAGTTACTAGATTAGTTCTAACCTGCTTGTCGATATTCCGAACTTTTCCTACTAAGGTTAAACCTTCATTGGATTCTATTATAGAACCTTTTAATGGTTTAGTCCGTACCTTTGCTTGCAAAGGAGTAGTTAAAAGATTTGCGGGACATTCGAACATTGGTTTTGGTAAAATTAGTGGATTCATTTCTGAATCTGCTGGTCCGATTTCCAAACGAGCTACCTGGGGTTCAGGAGTTGATGCTATTGCATTACTTCTTTACCCTTGGGTTGCGTTTAGTGTCGTGCGAGTTCTGGTGGCTCAAAGAGCTTACCTTTATCTCGCCTCACTTGCAAGCATATGGTTCTTAGTAGGACCAATATATCTTGTTTCGTATGTAATCGGGGTCCAACCGAGAGCACCTATCGGTCGGTTATCTGTTGTTTATGATCAAGCGGGGAAAGCCCGGATTGTTGCTATAACTAATTGGTGGATTCAACTTTGTTTGAAACCTCTCCATGATTCTATTTTTAGATTCTTGGAAACTATCCCACAAGATGGGACGTTCAATCAGACAGCTCCATTAGATAAACTTCTATTGGATTGCAGTCCAGACAAATTCTCCTGCTTTGATCTTACAGCAGCAACTGATCGACTTCCAGTTGATTTACAAATCACCATCCTAAATAATTTAGGTGTTGATGGAAACCTCTGGAGGGATCTCCTAAATATACCTTGGTCATTCCAAGGGAAAGACGTGTACTATTCTATAGGGCAACCTATGGGAGCTTACTCTTCTTGGGCTATGTTAGCTTTAACTCATCATTTGATTGTTAAACTAGCAGCTCATAAAGGGAAAGTCGAAAACTTCACTAATTACGCGGTGCTTGGCGATGATATCGTTATCAAAAACGATGTTGTTGCCGAAAAGTATCTCGAATTAATGGAGCTATTAGGAGTTAAAATTAACCCTTCTAAGTCCATAATATCTAACGATTTATGTGAATTTGCGAAACGGTTAGTTACGCCTACGCACGATATATCGCCGATTGGTCCAGGAGCAATCCTGTCCATCACGAGAAAACCTGCGTTAATTGGAGCATTCTTTCACGAGTTAACTTCCAAATCATTGGTTGTATCTTCTGAAACTGTTCGTGATCTGTTACAGACCCTTCCTATTAATAATAGTGAGGCTCTGTATACAGCTTTATGGACATGTTTTGGAGTGAAAGGACTTCTTAATGGATCCGCACAACAACTGGAGGCAAAAGCCTTGAGTTGGATTACCTACGGAAGAAGTATTGATCCTTTCTTGTTCCAATATGCTCTTCATAACGGTATTCGTACCGCTGTGATTGAGCGAGCGAGAAGAGCGATCCTAAGCGCTGAAGCCTCGGAGCATAACTTTTATGTTAATGCTTGGAGAACATCAGCAACTAGAGGACTGTACCAAGGGGTTTACGAATCCCTTGCTCTATTAGTCTCACCTGGTTTTTGGATCTATCTGGAGTCTTTAATTAGACAGACAGTACGTTCAAAAGAGTTCGAGAATGAACTTCATCAAGTTCCTGCTTCCCATGCGGGAACCCATACCTTGCTCGAAATGTCTCCAATCGTAGGTTTAGACCTACGTTGGGATAAAGAGGCTGGTAAAGAGTTAAACGCTTTTATTCGTGATGCGACCAGAGAAATCTGGCGTACCTACGATGAAATGCGTATAATACATGGTGCAGACGGTCCTAATATTTATTAGTATAGTCAGAGCTTGTGCTACCCTTTAGGGTGGATGCAGTTTACTGTGACGCCTTATTAACTCTCTCGCAAGGAGAGGGGTAAGTAAGTTGAC